TCGGGTTCGCCGTCAAGACATCCAAGGAGGACGGGTACTCGATCTGCATCAAGTCAACGATGCACGGGGCATTCGGCCTGATCAATGTTCTCGCCAAGGCGGCAGAAGCGGAGGCGTCGTGAAACTGCTGATTGACGGCGACATTCTGATCTACAACATCTGCGCTGCAACCGAGTACGTTGCAAGGCTTGACGATGACCTCGACTGTGCCTTCGGCAATGTCAGGGAGGCGCTTGCGCTGACCGAGTCCAAGGTCAATGAGTGGGCCAACAGGTTCAACGCGACTGATCTTGTGTTTGGCTTCACGGGTTCTGACAACTTCCGCAAGGACATCTACCCCGCCTACAAGATCCACCGCAAGTCGTGCCGCAAGCCGTGTGGCTATAGGGCCGTGAGGGAACTGCTGTCGAACCTGTACAGGGTGATCATGGAGCCTCGCCTTGAGGGGGACGATGTGATCGGCCTGCTGCAATGTCCCAACGACTTCGAGAAGACCATGATCATCTCGTCGGACAAGGACCTGAACTGCATCCCCGGTCTGGTCTGGAACCCCGACAAGGACGATGAGCCAAGGTGCCTGACCGTTCAGGAGGCAGACCGCAACTGGCTGATGCAGACGCTGACGGGAGACAAGACCGATGGGTATCCGGGTCTGGAGGGCATAGGCCCAGTCAAGGCAGACAAGATCCTGAAGGAGGGCACCTACGAGGAGGTTCTTCAGGCGTACCGCAACGCAGGATTCAACGACGAGTTTGCCCTTAGTCAGGCACGATGTGCGCGAATCCTCAGGCACGGCGAGTACGATTGGGCAACCAAGGAGATCAAACTATGGAACCCATGAACAGAACCCGTCTGCTGGCAATGCACAAGGAACTCACGGATGAGGCGCGTAGCCTGTCCGAGAGGAAGAACCACGACTACTCGGGAGGCAAGGACGATTCGCACCCCTTCCTCAACTTCACCCGGTGCGAGGCAATGGGCATCTGCAAGACCGAGGCAGGCATCATGGTTCGCCTGACCGACAAGATGTCACGCCTATCGACCTTCATCACCACAGGCGAGTTCAGGGTCAAGGACGAGGCGGTCAAGGACACGGTCCTCGATGTCATCAACTATGTGGTGATCCTGTACGCCTATATCCAGAGCAAGAAAGATGGCGAATAACGACTCTTCTAAGGAAGGCAAGCCAATTCCACGGATTCCTGTGGAGGTAGTTACCTTCCTTGACCAGACATACCCGGAACGGTGTGCGGACCTGAAAGAAACTCTTCCAGAGATTTATTACAGGGCTGGTCAGCGTTCTGTCGTGACATACCTGATTCGCCTCTTAGAGGAGCAAAACGAGAATGTGCTTTAGCAGCCCAAGGCCCGCCCCTCCACCTCCCCCTCCATCCCAACTCCCAGAGCCTCCCCAGATGGCCAACGTGGCAGCACCGATGATGACCCAGTCTCGTCCTGCCAAGCCCGTCGCTGGAGGAGAGATGTTCCAGTCCAAGGGCAAGCGCCGTCTGCGCATCCAGATGGGCACCTCTCCGGGCATGAACATTCCGGGAACCTGACATGCACGAAACTGGCAAGGCTCTGTACCTGAAACTTGAAACCCGCAGGTTCCCGTACCTAGAGCGTGCCAGAGACTGCTCTCGGCTGACCTTGCCGCACTTGATGCCCGACGAGGGCGACAAGACCGCGTACAAGTTCCCGACCCCATACCAGTCAGTAGGTGCGCGTGGCGTGAATAACCTTGCCAGCGCACTGCTGCTGTCCCTGCTGCCTCCCAATGCCCCCTTCTTCCGGTTCGTCATCGATCCCAAGGCTGCACGGGATCTCCAGACGATCTCCCCTAGGGCCAAGGGCGAGGCAGAGCAGACCCTGTCCGAGATGGAGCGTCTGGTCATGCGGGACATCGAGGGCCAAAGCATCCGGGTTGCCCTGTTTGAGGCGCTCAAGCAACTGATCGTCTGCGGCAACGTGCTGCTGTATTTTCCTGATGAAGGACCCATGAGGGTCATCCGTCTGGACCGCTATGTAGTCAAGCGTTGCCCCATGGGCAAGGTCCGCAAGGTCGTGATCAAGGAGACCGTAGCCCCGTCGATGCTGCCTCCAGAGGCGGCCATGATCGCCAAGAGCAGCATGGCATCCCATGAGGACACGGTGGACATCTACACCTGTGCCCACAGCCTGCCCGAAGGAAAGGTTGAGGTGTATCAGGAGGTCGCAGGAACGATCCTGCCGGATTCCATCTCGACGTTCACCGAGGAGCGGAATCCTTTCCTTGCGCTGCGGATGCACCGTGTGGACGGGGAGGACTACGGTCGTGGCTACGTTGAGCAGTATTACGGTGATCTGGTCTCCCTCGAAAGCCTGTCGAAGAGTATTGTCGAGGCGGCAGCAGCCTCTTCCAAGGTCCTCTTCCTTGTTAACCCGGTGGGGACCACCCGTCCGAAGAAACTGGCCCAGTCTGCCAACGGCGCGATTATCGAGGGTAATGCAGCGGACGTAAGTGTTCTCCAAGTTGCCAAGGCTGCTGACCTCACGGTGGCGCTCCAGACGATGAACACCATCAACGAGCGCCTGAGTTACGCCTTCCTGCTGACCGAGGCGTCCATCCGCAATGCGGAGCGCGTGACGGCAGAGGAGATCCGTCTGGTCACCCAGAGCATCGAGCGCCAACTCGGAGGCATCTACAGCCTGCTCTCGCAGGAGTTCCAGTTGCCTCTGGTGAACCGCATCATCGACAGGCTGGCCAAGGCCAAGAAGATGCCCAAGATCGACAAGAAGATGGTCACGCCCACGATTGTCACGGGCATCGACGCTCTTGGTCGAGGCAATGACCTGAACCGCCTAGATGTCTACTTGCAGGGAATTGCCCAGATTCTGGGACCCGGCGGGCTTCAGCAGTATGTAGACTTCCGTGAGTACATGAATCGCCGTGCCGCAGCCCTCGGTATCGACACGGCAGGTCTGGTCAAGTCTGAGGAGCAGATTGCTCAGGAGCAGCAACTGGCCATGCAGCAGCAGATGCTCACCATGGCAGGGCCTCAGGCTGCGAAGACCATAGGAAACATTGCCGAGGACAGGCTTAAGCAACAGTAATGGCAGACCATCAGCAAATCACAGTCGTTCGAGACACCGCAGAGACAAACAATGAGACCGACGCGCTGGCGCAAGCAGTTGCTCAGGAGCAGGGCGGTCAGGCTACAGCCCAAGATCAGCCTGTGGAGGCGCGTCCTGAATGGCTTCCTGAGAAGTTCCAGAGTCCTGATGAACTGGCTAAGGCGTACTCTGAACTGGAGAAGCGCCTATCGGCTGGTCAGGGACCTCTTGACCCTACTTCGCTTGAGACGTACTCCAAGGAGTTCTTCGACAACGGGGACCTGAGTGACGATTCCATCCAGAAGATCGCCTCGATGGGCATCCCTGAGAACCTTGTCCGTGCCTATGTCGATGGCCAGAAGGCTCTGGTGGACTCGAACACCAAGACCATGATGGGCTATGCGGGAGGCGAGGAAGCGTACACCCAGATCCAGAACTGGGCTGCCGAGAACCTGCCTGAGGACGAGATCGACGCCTTCAATGGCATCATCGAGTCTGGCAACATGTCCAGCATCAAGATGGCCATTCAGGGTCTCAAGTCCCGCTACGAGCAGAGCAACGGCTCCTCTGGCGGTCGCCTGATTCAGGGTGATGTGGCTGGACCTTCTGGCAGCGCATTCCGCAGCATTGCCGAGATTGTCGCCGCAATGAAGGATCCTCGCTATGCGCGTGACCCGGCGTATCGCAAGGATGTCGAATCACGGGTTGCGCTTTCAAACGCGCTTGGAGTGAACGCACGATGAACAAGAACATGAAGACCACTGCCCTTGGTGTCGCAACGATCCTCGCCGCTCTCTCGTCGGCAGTCATGGCATTCCTTGACGGCGACCCGGCGACCAACTTCGACATCACCGCAGTGATCGCTGCGTGCACCGCAGGCATCGGCCTGATCATGGCCAAGGATGCCAAGGAGTGA